ATGGTGGATATGGAAGGATAAACACAAATTACTACACTTCATTCACGGGCACGACCAATCCGACCCTCAACTCGGTCCAGGACAATTCCCTTGGAGCTGCTGACGGATATGTCCTTCGCCTATCACTCTCGTCAGACGGAACAGCAGTTACTACATTTAGTAAGACATTTGTGCCAGTTCTTGATACTTGGCAACACGTCGCAGTATCGTTTGATTCGGCTCGTACACTAGATGCTACTAAGTGTTATGCAGAGTTCTTCTACAATGGAGTCTCCATTGGGGCTACAGAGGGCGCTACACAGACTATATCTGATAACGCAAGTGAGTTTTTTGTAGGAACGTATAAGAACGCTACAGTAGCCACAGGGTTCTATGATGGGTATATTGACGAGGTGAGAGTGTGGAGTACGGTTAAGAGCGCAGAAGACTATGTTAGTATGATGAGCGCACAAATCTTAACAACCCTTCCTTATCTACAAGGATACTGGAAGTATAACGGAGATCTTACAGATGCTACAGCTAACGCCAATACCTTAACAGGAAGCGGATCACCAACCTATGTAACTGATGTTCCATTCCCTTCACCTACTACTCGTCTTGACATAGACCAGACAGCTACTACAACAGGACAAACATATACATTAACTACTGCTATTAATGAAGGGGCTACACACCGTAAGACTTTTACCCCAGAGAAAGACCCTCAAAAAAGCGTTTCTGTTCTAGTTGCTGATGGGGGGACTGGGGATTGGACTCTTACTATACATGACCAATACAACAATGAAATAGCGGCATCTATTATAGATAATTCCCATATAGCTGTTGGATATACAGAATTTTTCACAAGTCAAACAAATGTAAATCTGATAGACAGCTATGGAATAAATTATTTTGATAATACAAGACAGAGTTTGACTAGTAGTAGTTCTATTACAAAAATAGCTCAATCCTTTTTTGTTCCAGAACAGACTACATTAAATAGTGTGAAATTCTATGTAAGTAAGTACGGTTCTCCAACTGGAAATGTTGTTGTTAAAATTTATAATGCAAGCAATACTAATATAGGTGACCCTTATGGATTTATGTATGGGCCTACAGGGACAGAAATAGCCACTTCAGATATCGTTGATATAACAACAATAAAAGCATGGCCTGAATATGAAATAAAATCTTTTACTTTTAGTGGTGCAAATAAAATGTTTCGGCAATCCGTACAAAAAGAATCAAATAAAATCCACCCCACTCAAAAACCAGTAGCACTTTACGAATGGTTACTTTCAAACTATGCCAAACAAGGCGACAAGATATTTGATTCGCATGGAGGGAGCTGTTCATCTATAATTGCAGCGATTGAACTTGGTTTTGATATTGATTGCTGTGAACTTGATATTGATTATTACAACGGGGCTAAAAAACGTATTGAAAACCATGTTTCGCAACTTAATATGTTTTCAGATAAACCAACTATAAATTATTTTTAAAATTTTTTTGTTGTTTAAAAATAAATGATTACTTTTGTATTGCAGTTCGATTATGAAAAATATTAAATCCACCGTTATTCACATTGCCAAAAGCGCACCTCTGCGCAATCGGACTGCCTTTGTGTTTAGCGGTGGTATTTTTATATGAAAGAAATACAATTAAACAGGGTACACAAAACAAGACCAAACTACATGAAATTTGTTGCAATAGTTGATGATGATGATTATGAAATGTTGATGCAATATAATTGGTGTATTTTAAAAAGTAGCAGAAAAAGCGGAACTGACTATGTAAGGGGTGTGGTTAACGGTAAGATAGAGTTGCTTCACGTCTTTATTATGAATCCACAGTTAGGTATGGAGGTAGACCACATTGATGGTAATGGTCTTAATAACCAAAGATATAATTTAAGAATATGTACACACAATGATAATGTAAAAAACAGGGCTGCACATGGTAAAAGCAAGTATCTTGGTGTTATTATTGTTAAAAGTAGACGTATTGGCAGCCTAGAGCCTTACGAAAAATTTAGGGCAAGAATTACTATAAATGGGAAAGAGACACACATAGGATACTTTACTACGGAAGAGGATGCCGCCCGTGCCTATGATATTGCAGCAAAAAAATACTTTGGAGAATTTGCAAACTTAAACTTTAAATAAATAAAAAAATGGTTGATAAGCGCCCAGACCACGACGAGATCATAAGAATAAAAGACATCAGATTTAAAACCGTAGTCCGAAAAATTAACTCATGCCAGGGATGTGAAGCTGGCGACCATTGCAACGTGATTGACGAGAGGTTTAGCACGTATGGAAGTGGGTTTATCGCAGGGTGTCAAAACAGGATTTTCACGCTGATTGAAAAATAAATATTATGAGATTTGGTAAAGGGATAGACAAGGTGCGAAATATAAAGCAAAAAAGATATTTTGCATGGCTACCAATTAAGATAAAGGGTGAAACAAGGTGGCTCGAAACAGTAACTATAAATGGTTATTATTATATTGGCGAACTGTCAGAAAACCTATATTTTATGCCTGAAAGTTTTGCTGATTGAAAAATAAATTTGCTTTTTAACTCAAAATAACAGTACCTTTGTAAAATGATTATCGAAAAGAAAAAACTCAAAGACCTAAAACCGAACCCGATTAACCCACGTAAAAGTTCGGTCACGCAGGATGAAAACCTACGGAAATCACTTGAAAAATTCGGAGTGGTTGAACCTATTGTTTTTAATAAGCAGTCAGGTTATATCGTTGGCGGGCATTTCAGAGTTCGTGAACTGATTAAAATGGGTGTTAAAGAGGTCGAATGTGTTATTGTTGATTTGAATGAATGGTGTGGTGTTATATTATATGGAACTGGTGCAACGATAAACATAGCATCACCGTATAAATTAGCACAAGGTGAAGTAATAGAATTGGTTCGTGTCGCATTAAATTCAAAACAAGGAGAAACATCAAAATCAATATCATTAAGTTTAAAATTGATAAAAAAACAAATACCATTATGTAAATTAATCGTTTCTTATGCAGATATAGACCAATTTCACAACGGTATAATATATCAGGCAACTAATTGGTTTTATACTGGAAAATGCAATGAAAACACTAGAACTGGGTTTATTATAAATGGTAAAAAAACACATAACAAATCATTGCATGGAATGGGTAAAACCCAATCATTAAACGGTGCTCGTGAAATTGATAAAAATGCAACAGAATTTATAAGCAAAGGAAAACACAAATATATTTACCCATTGGATAAAAGTTTAATACCCTTGTGTAAATCATTGTCAAAACCATATCCTAAGAAAACAATAAATGCGGGTGAAGCACAAGAGAAGTGTGCCGAACATTCCAGTTCGGAGGTGGCGGTCGTACCGACCCACCCGCTCAATAATACTCTACCAAAACAGTAGACTAAAACAACGATAAAACTACGATGCCAAAACCTGAAAACATAAAGGACAAGGGTTTCGATAAAAACCCCGACCATATTAACAAAAACGGCAGACCGAAAGGAACAAAAAACCGTTCTACTTTGTTGCGGTATTGGCTGGAATGTGAGCAAAAGATAACAAACCCCATAACCAAAGAAATGGAAATGTTATCTGTGGAAGATCAGGTAATATTGGCGCTGATTAATAAGGCTCGTAAAGGCGATGTGAGTGCGATTAAGGAGATAATGGATTCGGCATACGGAAAAGCATTGCAGGGTCTTGATATAACCACAGGGGGCGACAAAATAAACCCGCCACAACAAATCACTCCAGACCAAATCGACAAGATAATTGACAAACTTTGACGAAATAAAACCCGTGTTGGTATTAGCCGCAAAAAAACATTTTTGGGCTTTTTGTTGCTATTATGACTGGGAGTTTTTCCATGAGAAACGAAGGTTTTTAAAGCAGGTCGCAATCGAACTGCAATCGGTGATCGACAATTACAGGCAGGACATATCAATTACTGTCGGGGTGTCTATGCCTCCGAGAGCAGGCAAAAGTTACATCACTTCTTTATTCGCCGCTTATTGGCTTAGTCAATTTCCAGAATTGTCGGTAATGCGAAATAGTTGTACTTCTACTTTGTATCAAAAATTCAGTTATGATACGAGGGCCATATTGAAATCGACAAAATTTAGAGAGGTGTTTCCCGAGATAGAACTTGCAGGCGACAAACAAAACCTGGACGGGTGGAACTTGAAAACATCAAAACAGGTGGGTTATTTCGGCTCAGGTGTCGGAGGTACTATTATAGGCTTTGGGGCAAATTTAGCCATTACAGATGACCTTTACAAGTCTATGCAAGATGCTTTGTCGGTATCAACTGACAATGGAGTAAAGATGTGGAAGGAATCAGCACACGACAGCCGAAAGGAAAAGAACTGCCCGGAAATCTATATTGGCACCCGGTGGACTAAAAACGACATCATAGGTGAAGCAATCGAAAAAGGATATTTAGATAAATACATTTCAATACCAGCATTAATAGACGGTCAATCATTTTGCGAAGATGTTAAAAGCACTACCGAATATTTACAGATAAGAGATCGCATCGGTAAAATGACATGGAACGCTGAGTATATGCAAGACCCATTGAACCAAGAGGGTTTACTTTTGCCTATCGAATCACTACGCTTTGAAACGCTTACTTTGGCACCTGAAGAGGTCGGATTTAGGTATTCTGTTATCGACCCGGCTGACACGGGCGGAGATAAATATTCAGTTCCTTTTATCGAAGTTGTGATTATTGGTAACTCAATAGCCTTTTATGTCAAAGATTGGTTACACAACAAAGACGGCATTGAGGCAAACGCAAGCCGGGTACTCGAAAGGATTTTATCACATGAAATCGAGCAGACCTTTATTGAGGTTAATGGAGTGGGTAAGGCAGCATTTACAACGGTCAAAGCCGAATATATCAAGGTCAAGGGCAAAACACCTGACAGCAAACTGATCAATGCCTTTACATCCACTATTAACAAAGATGTTAGGGTATTATCGAATTACGAATTTGTGCAAAAATACTTCATTTTCAATAAGGCGAAATATGAAACCGACAGCGAATATAAGTTAGCCATATCAGACCTGACCACATTCACAAAGGAAGGCGACAACCAACACAAAAAGGATGCTATTGATATACTTTGCACGGCGGCATCAATAGCCAAGCGGAAATTTAAAACGGTACTTTATAAATAAATTAAATATGGACGCGGAAAAATTTAAAACATTCTGCAAAAATCAAGGACTTGAATTAACCAAAATCTATACTGGTGATTCATTTTTAAAAGACAACACATTTTGGAAAACAAGGTATGAAAATATTTTGTTTACAGATTATAATTTGGATGAAAATATGGGATTGAAAGGTGTTGTTTTTTTATTTTACAAGGAAAATGGCGTTTTTATAAGACAACCACTTTCAGAACTTATATTGAATAATGATTATACTTTTCAAAACGAACTTGATGAATTTAATGATTATGTACAAAGAAAATTAAAAGAAATAGAAACAAAACAAAACCAACAATGAAAATACTATTAAAATCAATCGCCTTTTATTTCGGTGCTGCAGTTGTAGCATGGAGATACAAAAAAGCCACAACAAAGGCAACACTTGAATATAGGAAGTCAGGAACTATTCACTTCGTAATACCACACGGCAAAAAATTCATTGTTGCAAATTGGTCAGACCTTAAAAAACTTGCAAACAAGCGGGGGTCTGGTAGTGTTCAGGATATAATTCAAACGGCTGTTTATACTGCGAAGTAAAATGAAAACAAAATTTAGATTCAGACTTGTTTCGCCAATTTGTGGAATAGGTCCGGCAATTTATTTCAACAAACAAAATAAGCATTACGATTATAAGTATAAAATTAACATTGATATTCTTTTAATAACGATGCTGATTAATTTTGAAGTTCAATTTGCAAGGCGAAGTAAATGACCAAAGAGAAACGCAACACCCGAAATACAAAGATAAATATCTTTTATCTAAATCTTTGTAATGAGAAAAAGCATTGGTCAATCGACTGCATTGTTGGTGAAATTGCAAACCGTTTTAAATTGTCAAACAGGCATATTTATAGAATAATACGCCCTCAAACTGACTAAAAATGTCAGTACAACAATTTGACACCGCTTAAAAAATGACTTACTTTTGTGCCTTTATACGGTATAAATGTCGGCATTTTGGACTAAATTAGCATCATTAGTAAGTAGAACGCCAAACGTAGAAATCATTGAAAGAAATGAGAGCTACGATATTGACCGTGTCGGAACTATCGAAATACCCGACAAACTCACAAACGAAAACGCCTTTACCCTTGCAAATACAGTAGCCGAAATCTATTTCCCTATTGACTTTTGCGCTGATCGCATCTCAAAACTTCGCTTTTATATTGCCGACAAGTCAGGCAATGAAATAACAAACACGGAATTAACCCGCTTTGTCGGACAAATTAACCCGCTTTTTGGTTTTTCAGACTTAGTCTATCAGTATATTTTCAGCTACCTTTCAGACGGTAACGCAATTTCATACATAGGCATTCCTGGAGTTTACAAAAAACCCTCCTTAAATAGCATTAACAGGATTGATATTTTAGATCCGTTGCTTTTATCGCTTCGGGAGTATCAAAATATGTCTATTTTGGATGCGACAAGCCTAAATGACTTTATTCAAAGGGCGGAATACTGTGACAACTTCGGCACAAAGAAAATACTTGAAACATCATTACTGCGAATAAACCGTATTGATGCCACAAAAAAAGAGGGCAGCAGCGTATTTTCAAAATCGCCGCTTTTCAAATCTTACAGGAATATCAACAACCTTTTGGCGGTTTATTCAGCTCGATATAATGTCTATGTCAATAATGGGGCAGCCGGTTACATCGCAAAGAAACAAGGCAGCAAAGCATCTGAGGCTGATGTGGTCGATCCAATTACCAGAGAAGAGATGATTAAAGACATGAACGACAAGCGTGGGCTTACAGGAAAACGAAGCCTTTGGGGTGTTTCTTCTATTCCTTTGGAGTTTGTTAAAACGATGTCAGACATTCAGGCATTGATGCCATTGGATGAAACTCTGGAAAATGCCATTAAGATAGCCGGAAACTTCGGTATAAAAGCTGGGTTAGTGCCTCGCAAAGATCAATCGACATTCGCAAATCAGAAATCAGACGAGGCTTCGGTTTGGGAAAATGCTTTGATGTCTTTAGCTGATTTATTTTGTGATAATTGGACTTCGATATGCACACTTGACAAGGCAGGTTATAAGGTTATGGCGGATTATAGTTCAGTTTCGGCATTACAGGCAAATCAAAACGAAATTGAGGATACCACAGCAAAGAGAATTGCAAACCTGAAAGCATTAAAAGAAATCGAACCGACTATTAACATTTCAAAAGAGGCAACTAAAATAATTGACACTTATGGACAAGCATAAAGAAAATGACAAGCATATTTGCAGGGCAAAAATTACTCCATCTGAATCAGGCTCAGATTATGACTTTGAAGCCGTTGCAGTTCCTGCTGAAAATGGTCAAATAAGATACTCATGGACTGATGAAGAATATTTTATGCAGATTTTAAGGACAAAACCGGAAAACATTGATACATCTCGCATGGATTCAGGTTTGCCGTTGTTTGACAACCATCCAGAGGCAGAGGATGCCGGAGCAATGAATCAACTTGGAATTACTGTCGGCTATTCGTTTGATGAAAGAGGCATTGTAGTACGTTGTAAGTTCGGAGCCAGAGCAGACGAAGCATTGAGAGCAGACGTGACAAACGGAATTATAAAAACCGTATCTATTGAGGGAACGATTCAAAACTATTCAATCAGTAGAATGCATGGTGAATTACCAAAATACTATGCCGAGTTATGGACACCCGAATCATTATCTTTTGCACCCGTGCCAAATGACATCGGAGCGCAAATCGAGGTTAAAAGAAAAATTGCCGATCAGATTAAAAGAGGCGAACCGAAACCCGAAACCAAAACCGGGTTAGCGTCTTTAAAAAGTAAATTTAAAAAGGATTAAGAAAATGCCGCTTTTGGCAGAAATTAAAATATGTACAAACAATTAAAAATTTAAAAACAATGAAAAAAAAGTTCATGGAAATTTGCCGGAGTAAAGCAACGGCAGCCAACAAGCCGCTTTCGGAAGATGATGTGGCTTTTTTGGAAGGAATCGCTGAAGGAGTAGAGGAGTCAATGAAACTCGAAACAATAGAGCGAAACAAACAATTAGCCGACCTTGCAACTAAGGTAGGTATTACTGAGGACGGTGAAACCCCGGCAGCTATTATCCGTAACCTTGCAAAGAGGTTTGACGAAGTGGAAGCCAAAGCAAACCGTACTCTTTCAACTGATGAAAAATATCAGTTAAGAAAAATGCTTGAGGACAAAAAAGATGACATCCTGAGGGCAAAGGAAAGCGGGAAACCGTGGGAAATCCATTTCAAAGCCAAACGTACTGCAAGCGCATTAATGACCACAGCAACCGTATTAACCGGGGCAAGTGCCATTAACACAACTTCGGTATTGGATGATTTGGAAGTATTGGTAATTCAATACCCTAAAAACTTCATTATTGATGCCATTGGAGGCCGTCAGGTGCCAAAAGTCCCCGCAGTTTTACGTTGGAAAGAACAAAACACCGAATCAGTTGATGCCACAGGTGCCGTAGTTGAGGGAGCAGCCAAACAGCTCACCGATAAATCTTTCGTTTGGCGTACTGCAAACCGTGTAAAATATGCCGGCCGTATTGAGTTTACTGAAGAATTAGCAATGGATTTCGACCAACTTTTACTGCAAATCATTGATATGTTCGAGCAGCAAGTTTTAAGGGCTTACAATGCCGCAGTACAAGCCGCAATTATCGCCTGGGCTTCGTCTTATACAAGTACCGAACTTGACAACACCTTTGCAAACCCCGGAGTATCACAGGTAATTCAGGCGCTGAAATTATGGGTAGCAAATAACCTTTATGATGCCGATGTGGTTATGCTTCGCCCCGGTGATGCTGCACTTGCCACAACTCATGAAAACGTGAACGGCGATATTACCTACATTCCTGATGCAGTTGCCTTCCACGGTTTGACCCCGTTTGTGTCTACCAATATTCCTGCTGGCTATATCGCTGTTGGTGCTTCTAATATCGTAAAAGAGCAACACTCCCCATTTATCCTTCGCAGAGGTGTACACGGTGATCAGTTCATTGAAAATGAAGAAACCATTGTTGGTGAAATCTTTTCGCTGTTGAAACTCCCCACAATTTCCAAAGGTGGATGGGTATATGCTGAAATATCAACCATCATTGCAGCTTTAACCAAACCTGAAAATAATTAATAATGGCAAGGCCTAAAAAGAATAACGGTAAAAAAGCAGTAACGGAGGTCAAAACTTCCGTTACTGAAATACCGATTGAGGTAATTGAATTAAAAGATATGCCTTTATTGGTAACGATAATCGGAACGGAGCAGTCTAAAAACCTGAAAACAGGAAAAGAATACCCCGAAACGCATCGTATTTTAGCGCACAACTTAATAAAAAAAGGTCATGCAAAATTAAAAACATAATAAAAAAAGGAGAAAAAAACAATGAAAAAAATAATTTTTGGAATATTATTCATGCTCTTTGCTCTTACAATGGCAACTGCGCAGGATTACACCCGAAGCGTTGTTAATATGACAAACGCAACGAAAACAAGCCTCACATTGTCCGCAACTGTGGACTATATGGACGGCGCAACAAGGGACACTATCCGTTACCCGTTTTTTCTGGATAAGGATTACCCCGTACTTTTTTACTTCAATTCGGTTTTAGCACCCAGAGCCGGAGCAGATACCACGGTAACGATTAACGTTTATGGCCGTGTATTTGACTCTCAGGCATGGACTATAATTAGCTCTTGTACCTCAACTACTGCGGCAATAACAGCAAGCACCGCAACGGCAACAAGTCTATTAACTGAGCCGGCCTACACAGGAACGATACTTTACGACACTACAAAGTATTCCCTAAAATCAGGTGGCTATAATTTGTACACCGCAGCAACCACAACCGGAAAAACTGCGCTTTCAAATTATTACAGATATATTATGATTGAGTTCATAATTAAGGGTAATGATGCGGTCGGAACTGGTATAAAACTTACTGCTTTGGATTTAAAATTATTCAGACGCTATTTCTAATTTCTATTTTCAATAATGTCATTGATTAACTACACATATTTTGCCAAAGGGCTTACATTTATAGACAACCTTGTTGGGTCGGGAAATCCTGAAACCAACAGGCGAAACCGTATAAATGAGCTTTGCGAGATTTACGAACCCAAACTTTTAAGGATGGTTATGGGTAAAGACTTCGCAGATGAATTTCTGGCTGGTTGTGCTGAAACGGTAATACCAGCAAGGTGGCAAGCCTTAAAAGACGAAATATGTGTAGTTACCACAACGGGAACGGGGCCAAGTGCCGTTACCACTTACGAATCGTTTTTAGCTAACTATGTCTATCGGATGTGGTGGAGTTTAAAACAGGTTAATGTCGGTGAGGGTGCAGACTTTCAGGATAAGGACAACGCCGTTTTAAGTTATGCCAAAGCCCGTGAAGTTTGGAATACAATGGTTGATAAAATAGAGGATTTGCAACAATGGTTATATGATCACCAGTCAGACTATGCAAATGATTCTACTATCTATTTACAGGAAATACCAAGAGAAACAATAATATGAGTATAATTGCAGCCCCGGACGTATATACTATTTTCACAAAGATTGTGCAAGATACGGCTACGGCTTTATACGGGAGCAGCACGGCAATTTGTTTTCTTTATGGCGACCCTGTTTCCATTTGTAACCAATTAGCAGCCTTAAAAGGTTCGCAAAAGTATCCGGCAATTTGCCTAATTACAAACGTGCCTTTTACAGTAGATAGAAATTCGGCTTACCCATTTACAGGGGAATTTCAATTTATTGTGGCTACTTTGACAGAGGCGAACAAATCAGAGGTTTACCGAAACGCAAACACCTACAAATTATCTTTAAAACCCGTTGCAGAATATTTCATTAATCAGATCGAAAGCTCGCAAGTTTTCAACACGCTTACAAATACTTTGAGTTTTAATTACAAAGAAAATTACAATTACGGCTCCGGGTATATGGATAGTGATTTGATTAAAAAATTGAATGGTGATGTTATTGATGCCATCGAAATTACAAATCTTAAATTATCAG